AGATTTCGGTTTCCTCAATTGATATGCTGCACTGTGGATTACTTGCTTTAACTGTCACTTTCGGCAGGCTCACAACGATACCGTCCTCCCCCAAACCTAGATCCTGGTCATGCCGTATTCGTAACAGCACCTTGCCATTGGTCGCAGTCATGTATTTGTTATCAAGATGCAGGCCGGTGAGAAAATACCGGACATCTTTTCTGTCGATAAAAAGATCCAGTGCTTTGAGATCGTAAGCACTATCGATATTAAGTTCGTGCTCTGTGCCCACCGTTGTTGTGTCTATTGCTTCAGCCATTCGTTTTACTCCTAATTAGAATGAATGTGGGATACATCCTATAGAGTAAATCAATCGTCGTCAAATGCCATGCCTAATTCTTTTTCGCGCTGCCGGATATGATTATCCCAATACCGTATCGTTTCCATCCGACGCTTGCGGTCATCTTCGAGTTTAAGTTCGCCAGCGGTTTTTTGATCCTCGTTTGGATACAACCACGACAAAACCTTTTCGATAAGAAAAAACATCAGGCGGTTTTAACATGGGATGGTATAGGACTGTCAAGTCGTTTTGATGTCTTGATCCAGTAGATGAAAGTTTCGAAGTCTTTAGCCAGGTCGAATATCAAATCGGGTGCTACTTCTTTCAAACCATGTTCTGCCAGTTTCATCACGCTGTTTGCTCGATACAGATAACACTTATTACCTTCAGACTTTTGAACCTCGACCAACATCCAGACACGGGCGTTAGCATGACGAGTTGCAAAAGATACTTGATGGGGGCTGATATTTACTTTGTTACCCGTGCAAACTTTGAGTTCTATCAGATGAAGGTTTTTGTGACCGTCCATCAACAGTATGTCAGGGACGCCGGGCGTTGAGCTATTTTCTATCCGGGTTACGGTTGGACACTCGTAACTGGTATCAATCCTCTTTTTGAGACGCTTCCAGAAGTTCGACTCCGTTTGCTTCATGTTCGATAACCTTTTCACCAAGTTGACGTTTCAAATCATTCAGAGCTTGTTGGACTTCTTCTTTTGACATTTGATCGATACTACCGTGTCGAATCTCACTGCGGTTTACGTACAATCCCGCAGCTTGACCCCGCGCTTTTTCAGCAGCAGTGGCAGCAGCATAGTTGCCTGCCGCTATAGATTGGTCTCGGATCTTGCCAAGGTCAGCCAGGTGTTGACCAAAATTGACTGCATATTTCTCATTTAGCTCGGCCCTTCGTTCTCGCACGGCTTTGCAGATATGCGGACTTTTCTTGGGGTTCAGCATTTCATAGGCTCGTGTATGAGCACCGGACTTTGAAAAGCCTGCCTCAATTGCTAGGTTTTGGAGTGTTTCAGTCCCTTCTCGTGTGCAGTAGAGTTCTACGAACTTTGCCTGCTTACCGGTAAGTCGTGTGTTCTCAGATATTGGGGGTCGGCCCCGTGTTTCTGTTTTGATAGCCTCTGCCATGTCTCGGGAGTTTAATAAACGCGCTTTCCACTAGCAACTTTTCAGAACAAATAATTTTTCAACAAAATTTATTTTTTTGGCCCCTATATATGGTTTTTGGGGTATAAGCGAGCGGGTTACACCATTATTGGGTGGTGTAACCCTAGTGTAACCCCTGAGAGGCCCATCGTAGCTGGCTGGTAACACAAGTCACACAAGTCACACCATTTTGAAAAAATATTTTTTTACAAAAAACTTTTTTCTCCAGAAAAGTGTAATAGGTAAGGCGAATTAAAGTAAAACCGCTTGTTTTTGTATGCGATGCACGATACTCTCCCATGTTCCCATACACAAAACGAGTAAATTCATGATCGAAATCAAACTTACGTTGACGGATGAACAAGCTGAAGAGCTGTTCGCCCGTGTTGAACGGATCGAGAAAGACATCGATACGATCTTGAAGGCGATCTATTTACTCAATGAAAATCTAAAAGAGGAGAAAGAATGATGGAGATCCCAAACGACTTTGTGTATTTCGTGCAATCTCTACGAATGGCACTGACCGCATCAACCGAAGAACAATCAGAGCGTGTACTGAATCTTCTGTACAAAACGTCCTTGGACATCTCTGAACGAGAGATGGAATTGGCAAAAAGCCTGGTGGAGTTTGATCTGGCTAACCATCGAGCGAATATGCTCGAACTTGAGGAAGAGATTCATTGAACAGGCCGAGGCAAATACTCCTGCCTTAGAACACCCGTTCCCGTCCGGGTGGGCCGTCTGGCGGGGTTTTTTGAGGAGAAAAGATGGAAAAGATGGAACTTGGTGAGCTGAAACAAGAAGTTATCCACGCTGTACAAAAACCGTATGTCCGTTTGCATGGTTTGGATCGATATCATAATCCCGCCCCTTGGAAAGCATCAATGAAAAAGGGTGTAAAAGAAAACACGCAAAGACTCCAAAGCAGTGTCGTTTACGAGATTACTAACGAAATCCTTGAGTATCTTGAGCCGTCTGTGGTGAAAGGCAACCAACACCAACTCTACAAAGCAATGCTCAACGGTAAACCAAGGCACTACAACCAGTGGATTGAGTTTGACTTGGGACACTTGTACGAGGGCGAGGGGCTACAAGCATTTCATGTGTACAGCACTCAATTCGTGGGCAGGGTAGAGAATCGTCGTGTAGGAACACAGTGGGATGCGGCTTTGGTCGGTCATCGTAAAGACGTGGGATTTGGTGATGTTTACCTGATAAACCATTATTACGAGACGTTCCAAAAGAAAAAGGTCGGGTTTCACCCATACAGTTCAAAAACTTGTGTTTGGAGTCTTAGCGGAAGATATATCGATGAATCCTCTACCGGTATGACGGAAGAAGAAAAGCGTGAGCGAGAAAACGACACGCTTGCGTTGTGGTTACTCGGGAACAATTACCGAGAGTTCAGTAACGACATGCAACCGTTGATAGATAGATGGTCTGGGGGTCTCAACGATCTGATAATGGATTTACCAGAGAACAAAGTAAGAGAGTTAGTTGCTGACAACACCAATAAAAACCGTTACGCCCGGTTAATAGCCATTTTAAGCTTGATGAATTATGAGTGGTTCGTTGAAGAACCCAAGGATCTCGGAATCCAGGGACGAAGATTCAAACAAGAAGTCGTTCCTGGAGACGCGCACCATCGTATCGTATTGAAGTTGCCTAAGACAAAAGGGCGAGTCATTGTTCCAAAAATGCCAAGAAGATCAGAACCTTACGGTGTCAAAAGGCACGAAGTTTCTGGGCACGAAAGAAAATATCGGGATAGCCACGGGAACGTGTACAAAACGATTTATATCAAGCCGCATTGGCGCGGTGACGAGAGACTAGGAATCATCACAAAAGATTATGTCGTTGAGAGGGACGACAAAAAAGACGACTAATTATTCCACCTGACAACAATAGTAAAGGGGCACAGTATGGATTGTAGGTATAAGGGAGTCCGTGAGGACTGTCTACAAGAGGGGTTGGTAATCAAGAACGGCGATGCTGTTTGCAAGCAATGTTACATACGGGACAACCATCCTGCTGAATACAGGGCGATCAAACACGCTGGCATGATTGCTGACGCATTTTTTGGAAAGATAGGAGAAGAGAATGAAAAAGAAAGCAGAGTTGGTTGAAGAGGTGAAAGAGGCTGAAAAGCTTGCTCAACACTGGAAACGGAAGGCAGATAAATACCTGGATAAGCTACAGGGTGTCGAAAATTCCTTTCAGAACATCCGGAAAATGGCTGACGATTCTGAAAAAGAAATTGCAGAATTGCTCGAGCAAATCGCAAAAGTAAAGCAGGAAAACGAAAGCCTGCGGGACACAATCTACGGCAAAAAATTTGTGGCAGAAGATGTAGTCGAACTGCTCGATGACTTGAGTCTGAGCGACTTTACGTTCTTTCTTTCGCACTTCCTACGCAACATTTGTTTCAGTTTGCAGTTGAAAGAAGACAACGAAGAAAACGACAAGCGAAATGTAATTCTTCATCTCGACGAGAGACACGATCAACCAATCGCGTATGGCGGTCAGGTTTATTTACATTTAGTGCCGTTCGATCACGCCGATTGTCGGGTAAAGTTTCGTAGGGATCTCACCATGTACGATATGGAGAAACAAGATGAAGTGGAATGATAAAACACCAAAACAATACGATGCCTATGCCACGTTGGTCATGGGCGGTGAAAACGACAAAGAGTTTTATTTTACGGAAGATCAATTCAACGTAGTCTGGGCTTGTGTAAAGACTATTGAAGATTGGTGCGATGAAAAGCCGACACCCAATGAAAAACAAACGTGGAAAGCTTGGAAGGACCACTTTGAAGGCATGTCATGGGACCGCAACTTGATGTCCGAAGTGCTGGAGTATCTGGAAAACAGCTTTATGGACCACGTTGATATCGAACCTATCAAGATTACTGAGCTTGACCTTAAACGTTTGGAAAAAGGCCTAGTAGATCCGGTGGAGTTGCTGGAACAGAAGAAACGTCAGATCATCAACGAAGGAATCAAGGAGCTTACGGATGGTTAGAAAATTTACAATGGCGGTCACGTACCAACACCTAGCTACGGCAAAACCAACGACCGTGGTCTATCAATCGTTGTCGCTGAACCAGGTCCGTGAACACTCGTTGATGAAAAAAATAGAAGAGGGCATGAAACAAAGCCCCCCTACATATCAATTGATGGGTATGACAATGACAAGCGAACCGCACCACCCCGATGCGTTGAAAGAACAGACTCAGTTCCTAGCTGGAGACGATTTCAACGTGACACCAAAGAAGATCTTGTGATACTTTATCTCTGACCCCAAGGGGGCCTGGTTTTACTCCCATTGACCGGCCCCTTCCCTACCTCATCGCGCATTCACAAATCATGTAAGGCCCCGCCTTCTCGCACATTTTGATCATTTTGCGATCAGGACAGTTCACGTACTCATGCCCCTTGTATGCCCAGCCGGAACGTTTGGCAGGCTCAAAAGCATTACAACCAGGTAGTAATAAAAAGAAAAAGAAAAGGTGCCGCCAACGCGATCCCCGGACGGCGCGGGGCGTGTCAGGCCGTAAAGGGTTGGCCTTCTTATCGCTACCTTTCAACTGAGGAGAAGAAAAGGATGGCCGGATAATGATTGATTGCGGCTTTCGGGTCAAGGCAGCCGCGAACCCACGGAAGGTCTGATGAAACCTTGCCCTACCTATGGGAAGAAAGCGATTCCGCTTCATTGATGCGGTCTTGCTTCCACTCCTTTAGGATCTTTGCAAGCTGCTTTGATATTGGCCGGTCTTCGTGCTTCGCAAGTAGTTTGATGTCCTGATAAACGTCTCGCGGCACTGCAACTGACTTGTATTTTTCTGTGTCCATACGGGAAATTATAGGACTATCCGGGATACTTAGCAAGCTTCCCACTTCAATTTTTGTTGAAGAGGATGGGTGTCAACTCGTGGGCGACTTTTTACGTTCCATCCTTGGCCTACTTTGGTTGTGGCCTCTCCCAAACATCTCCAACCGGCTCCCCGCAGACTCGCCCCACCCTCCGATGCTAACGTATACGTAATTAGTTTGGTGTACCCCAAAGCTTTTGCAGCTTGCCAAGCGTTTGCATATAGTTTTGAACAAGCGTTTTTAGTGCCGTTGGTGCAGCATCGATTGACTTCTAACGTCCATCCATCATCCAACAGTCTAGCAACTGGTCTACCTACAATTGCCACGCCGACTACCTCGGTCCCTAGAGACACTGCCAAACAAAATTTAGATCCGGGAACGGGTTTGTGGTGACGATGATAATTTTTTACAAATTCATTAGCCTCTTTGAAACTAATCGGCGTCACTTGTAGTTTTTCACGCAAGCTCTTTCGCCTCACCCCATGATGGACCAATGTCAATGTCACATTTGTTGGGAACCCGCAGTTCGATAGCGTTTTCCATCACTTCTTTGATCCGTCGTGCGTGGTCCGCATCCATCACACTGCAACCCAACTCATCGTGAACCTGTATCAACGGTAGCTCTCCGGCTTCATAGAGGTCCACCATCGCTTTTTTAGTCATATCCGCAGCACTAGCCTGGATCAACCGGTTGAGGGCCTTGTACGTGAATGCACGTCGCAATGGCGTAGTATCGCCGTAGGTGGCCTTGGCTTCGGCTTTGGGCATCGCTTTCTTCAAGTCGTACCCTACTGGCTCATACATGTTAAAACGGCACTTGCGGCCTTTGAGGCTGCGTATGGCCCCATCATCCTTGGTATCAACCGATCTTGATACGCCTTGCATCAACTCTCGGACAAACGGCACCCGGGCATGATATTGCTGAGTGATCTCCTTTGCCTCGTCTACGGACAAGTCAAGCTCACCAGCCATCTTGTTGACACCCATTCCGTACATCAAACCCAGATTGATTGTCTTGGCCTGCTTGCGAGGGATCTTTGCCATTTCAGATACCATCGTATGGAAGTCGGTATCCGGGTCATTGTTGTATGCGTTGACAAACTCCCGTGCTCCTTTTAATGGATTGTTTTTCCACTCGCCAAATATATCTGCGTAGTGAACCAAGATCCGTGGCTCCTGCTGCGAGAAGTCAATTGCAGCCCACTCTTCACCCTCTTCGGGCAAGAACAAACTGCGGATCAAGGGACCGAGTTTTGGGTCACGTGCCGGGATCTGCTGTAGGTTGGGGTTGTTCATCGACAATCTTCCGCTGACAGTCCCGCCCTCATCACTTCGTAGCTGGTTGATATGACCGTGGATGCGGCCCTCTTTGCTCACATACTTCATAATCGAAGTAATAAACGTACCCTGTACTTTGTTCAGATTACGTGCCGCAACGACCAACTTCGCAAACTCGTGTGGGTGCTCAGACAAAAATACCTTGGTAAAAGATGGCTGTCCCGTCTGCGTCCGGGCGTATTTTATGTTTAATTTATCGAACGCTTTTGCCAAAGATGCGGCTGCCCAGATCTCAACGTCCATCCCCGCTAAGTCATTGATTTGCTTGAGCTTTTGTTTTTCTTCCTTTAAGAGCTCTTGCTTGGTCCTTTCGCACTTTTCAAGGTCAATTCGCACCCCCCGAAACGTCATATCTATGAGACATGGCGTGAGCCGTGTTTCGAGATCGAAGATTGTCTCAAGTCCTTCCTTGTTGATTTCAAGCTTGAAAAACTTATAAAGGTCAAAAGCCAGCCGTGCATCTTGTTCGCCATACGGACCAACGAACTGTGAAGGTAGCTTCCATAGCTCACCCTTCGGATCGATCC